GTTACATTTGTGTCATTTGGACGTAACCAAATTACTAACTTAGAAAATTGGTTTTCATGTTTCACTTTGCATGTATTTTGGTCTATAATTAATGTTAACATTATATTTTTAATATTGTTATTCTCTGGTTGGTTTTGTGGTTTAATATTTCTTTTCATAATAAATTCTTATTTTGGATATATTTATTTAATAGCTACACTTTATACTTTTAGTCTAATTTGTGTGCGTACAAAAATTATACTGAGAGATTTAATATTGGATGAAATTAATCAGAAAACTTCATATCTTTCTAATGGTGTCGCAACAGCTAGCTCAGAAGCTAGTATGTTGCTGTTAGATAACCTATACATATTAGGTATGCTATTACCAGTACTTATGGCATTACGTTCATTGTGTAAATTTACAGTTCGAAGGGAAGGCAATTTAATACCAATTTCGAAATGTGAAATTGCTAAACGTAATATGGAAAGAAATGAATGGGATACATCTCCTAAAATCATGGATGTAAAAATTGAAGGTCGACTTAACAATATGACTTCTGATCAAGTGGAAGAAAAATTAATGAGACATTTATACACTATGAAATTTCGGAAAACAAAGGATCCCAATGTAATGGGAGTAGTTAACGTTCTGAGAGTTCGTGCCAATTGGTTGTTGATTCCAAAACATGCTTATGACGAAGTTGATTTTACGAAAACATGTAAATTTATATGTGACGTGGAGACAACAGGTAGGAATAAAATTGGTTATCTGCAAACAGATTCCATGCACGATCTGCATAATGATTATGTGGCAGTTCTAGCAACTGGTATCGACACAAATGGAGATATACGTCATCTATTTTTAGGTGAAAAACCAGTTCTTGGTCAAAAATGTCAAGCAAAGATCTTGATTAAGAGAGATGGTTTGATTTATCCAACCATTGATGTTTTAGCAGAATCTTCTAATGCAGGTCACGGGTTAATTTCTCGTTTAAATAGTTTTATTGGACCTATGTCTGGTTCTACACAATTGGGAGATTGCGGCTCACCATGGGTTCGTGTTGGAAACCCACGTGGACCTATCGGTTTACACATTGGATCAAAACCACATGCAAAAATGGGTCTTTGTTGTTTCATTTCTAAGAAACAATTGGATTTTATGGATGGATTAATTAGACCAGAAGGGAAAGAAACTGAAGAAAAATCTTTTGTTTTTAATCCACCTCCTTTGGAAAATATACCAACACGGTTATATGATCAAGAATATTTTGATACATTTGATGTTCATGAAAAAGCAGCGGTTCGCGAATTGGGATTGGACCCTCTCAGAGGGGAACCAGCAATTGGTATACATGGTTCCATGACTTGTGTGTCAGCGACAACTAAATCAGAAATAATACGAACAGACTTATCACCACATTTAGTGGAAGCTGGTATTCCATGTTTATATGGTAGACCACCTATACATACCTTTTTAAATCATGAACATGTTTTACGACAAGCTGCTTATCCAATGAAAGCCATAAATCCTGCTGCTATGAAATTTGCACAAGCCGATTACGTGGCCACATTGTTAGAGAAAATTAAAATGATTGATTATAGATATCGTCCTCTATCCCAATATGAAACAATTCATGGTAGAAAAGAACAAAATCTTAAATCAATGAATATGCGAACTTCCTCTGGTATTGGTCTATCTGGACCAAAGTATAACCATTTTGATTCTGAAGAAACTCCAGAAGGGTTAATTTATACTCCTAAAGAATATATTTCACATGCATTGGCTGAACAGGATGAAAAATTGAGGAGAGGTGAAAGATGTTGTCCTATAGCGAAGACGGCTATTAAAGATGAACCAACATTATTGACAAAAACCAAAGCAAGATTATTTTATATTTTTCCATTAACAGCAGTGATGTTGGGCAGGAGATATCTAGGACCAATAGTTTCTTTACTTGCAGCAATGCCTCTTGACTCAGAAGCATGGTTTGGTGTAAAAACAACCACTGAAGAATGGGGACAATGTCATAGATATCTTGACAAGTTTAAAAATGGAAAACGCATGAATGGAGATTACAAAGGATACGACCTACGAACTTCAGCACAGACAATCATGGACGTTGGTTCTGTTTTTCTTGTATTAGCTGAAGAAATGGGATATACGAGACCTGAATTATTAGCTATACAAGCTTATTTCGCCGACTTAGCTAATCCAATTTATGCTTTTGCTGGAACATTAATTAGCTTCATGGGTCTTATGCCTTCTGGAAATCCCGCAACTGTTGCCATCAATAGTGTAGGTAATTCATTAATGCACAGGGCGTTTTATTATGAACAATACTTAATCGAATATGGTACCACACCACCTGTGGGTTCATTTCGACATTATGTATCGATGGGTTTTGTTGGAGATGATTCTATAGGAGGAATGTCTGATAGAATACCTTGGTTTAATATGACGAATTATCAAAAGTATATGCGTGAATATGGCATGGAATATACCGATGCTAATAAATCTGCTATTCTTGATGAATTCGTAGCCGCAAAAGACGCTAGTCTTTGTAAGCGTTTGTTCGTGGAGCAACCTGACGGAATGGTCGATGCACCAATTGCTATTGATTCCATATGGAAATCGTTACATATGCTACATAAAGCTCAAGAAGAAGAGAGCTTAATTGTTGCAATGAATTGTGACCAAGCATTACGTGAATTAGCACGACACCCTAGAACTACATTCGATGAATGTAGAAATATTATTATAAAAGCAGCCGATAAGGCTGGTATATCACTGTTTATAACTCATAAAGACCGTTCATTCGATGAATGGCGGGCCGACATTAGGGCGGTCTATAACGGCATAAAGGAAGAACAGGACGATTATTTAGATGAAGCTGATCGTTTTATTCTTGCTACCTAAGAACACACCGTGGTTGTACGGTGTAAAAACTTAGAACAACCCTTATGTATAGTTTACCAGTTATGTGTGGCGAACATAATGAGGGATACATATTGTTGCGTCCTACTAAAAGGATACCCGTATTTACGGGATGGCAAGGAGCCAACAACACCTATACATGTTTAATACGCATATGTATATTTTATAAAATTTGTATTACAAGCACATTAGATAATTATGGTTCATCACAGAATGAATCAGAGACTATGCGGTTTACCGATGCCGCATCTTCTACTTACCAATCATCGGCAAATCCGCTGGAATCCACTTTTATGTTGGCGGACACAAACGATCGTGTAGATGGTTTCTTTTCGAGACCTCAACGCATTGCTTCGTTTGAGTGGAGCCCAAATGTAGGCTTTCATCATGAAATTAACCCTTGGGAATTGTATTTTTCAAATAATAAGGTTGTAAATCGTTTAAATAATTTCTCATTATTACGTTGTAGAATGCATGTTCGTGTTATGGTTAATTCCACGAAATTCTATTATGGGAGATTGATGCTCTCCTATTTACCAATGCATCAAAATGATACTATAACACAATTCAGACCAGGAATGCAAGCTGATTTTGTGGAAGCTTCACAACGGCCTTGTATCATCATGGATCCAACAACCGATCAAGTTGGTGAAATGACTCTTCCGTTTGTATACCCAAAGAGTGCATTACTTATTCCAGCTAAGGAATGGGAAAGGATGGGTTTATTGACTTTGGCAGATCTAACTCCTTTACGTAATGCAAATGGAGCTACAGATCCAATTACTGTTACAGTGTTTGCTTGGGCCACTGATGTAGAATATTCACAACCAACTTCTAATGAATATCGTGTAGAAGCTGGTGATGAATACTTTGATGGGCCAATAAGTAAACCTGCACATAAAATTGCGCGTTTTGCTAATCATTTAGCTGATGTGCCAATTATAGGTTTATATGCAAGAGCAACTGAAATGATTGCTAGTGCAGGCGCAGCTGTGGCAAAATTGTTTGGTTATGCTCGCCCAACAATAACGGATAGTGAACATCTCTATACACCTTACCAAGGGAAACGATTAGCTACTACTAATGTAGAAGATACATGTGACCCTTTATCATTAGATGTGAAGAAAGAAGTACCTATTGATCCAAGGATATGTGGTTTAGGGCCAGAAGATCAAATGGCATTCTTACCACTGGCAAAACGTGAAACCTATTTAACGAGTTTTGATTGGCATCCATCTGATGCTCCAGATGTGTTCAAATTTAATATTCATGCAACTCCTTTACAGAGGGTTTTTGAAACACCCACAAGAGTACATACTATTCCAGCTGGTTGGATAGCATCTTTATTTGAATTTTGGAGAGGTTCAATTAAAATTAGATTTGAAGTTGTGGCCAGTTCTTTTCATAGAGGACGTTTACGTATTGTTTATGATCCCCTATACCAAGCAACAGAGGAATTCAATGTTAACTACACGCATGTAATGGACTTGAACAGTGAAACCGACTATACAATGAAAGTGGGTTGGGCACAGAATATACCATATTTAAAATGTGACCACTTAAATTCTGGTAATCAAACACATAGTGATCAAACTAGATTTACAGGGAGAATAGGTAATGGAGTTCTAACGGTTTTCGTAGTGAATTCCTTAACCACACCTAGTGAGGATAATGATCCTGTTACAGTCAATGTATATGTTTCTATGTGTGATGATTTTGAAGTACAAGGACCAATTGGAAAAGGCTTAGAAAATTTATCAGTACCAGAAATAATTCCACCGGATCCATTGCCACCAATTGATCCCCCAGATCCTCCTCAGCCGGAAGATCCACCTTTTATACCTGTGGTAAGAGGACCAGTGACTTATAGTTATATTGGCAATTCAGGTTATACACAGAGTTTGATTACGGCAGCACCTATATCGTCTTCAAATACACCAGGGGCAATAGTTATTGGAGGAACTATCACAAGCCAAAATTACATTGGTGCACATACTTTAAATTTGAACGATTTAGAAAGAGATACAGTTATGTCACTAACTCTGAATTTCATAACAGAAGGACCACCTGGAGGAATTCCCATATTGAATGTTGAAGGGATTGGATATGTTTGGATTGAAAATGAACCTGGTAGGTACACATTAACAATAGTCACGCCAATTTCAACTGATACTAACGGTCAAGCACGTTTACCTATGGCTTATGCTGGAGGAACACCGCTTATACTTGATTCTGCAATTGCAGACAGAAATGTGGCATCAGGGATTAGTTTTCCTGGTGATTCAGCTTTTAGGAACTTATCTCCTGGTGTTATCACTGGTAATGATAATTATGGAGATTATTATGAAATACCGCCTGGTGAATCTTTCGATTATGCAAATCCTGGTGACACTTTTCGAGATGCACTTATTTTGGTTGAGAATAATGGTGATATTGATTTTGGAGGTGAAATTTCATCTAATAGATCGAAGTCCTTTCCAGGACGTGGTTCAACAGTACGTGTCACACAGTCTATTTTCCAAGTTACTAATCGAACAACTGGTAACATTAAATTATATTCAATGAATTTTGAAGCTGAAATTACACAACCTCAAAGTGGTGAAGAAACTATCCAGCCAGAGAGAACAGAAATTGTAGAAAGTGTAGCTGGTACTGTAGAAAATTTACCACAAATATCAGATGTATTTTTCGGAGAAGTACCATCTTCTTTTAGACAAGTAATGAAGCGCTATACTTTAATAGAAACACTTAGAACAAGTCCAATAACGAAAGCATCATATAGACGTTTTGCTAATCCACGCAATTTTGCAAGGGGACAAGTGAAACCTTCTGATGTTTCATTGTGGGCATGGTGTATGACACCATATCTTGGCTGGAAAGGTTCAACTAGAGCAAAAGTAATACCAGGCAATCCAGTGGATGTTGGAGTTACGATATCAAGAATTGCTGGTGGTATTGAAGATGTTGGAGAATCATTTGATGCTCTCTTCGAAGATACCAATGTAAGTTGGGAAGGTTCTACAACAGCTTTCTTGAACAGACAAGTAGCAGAAGCGGTGATACCTTGGTATTCTAATATGCGATTTAGGAATTGTCGCATAACAAATCTGGATACTACATTTGGAGAAGCTCCTGGCTTTTCCATAACAATGGAAAACCACGATCCTACACGTGCATCTTATGTACGTTACATCGCGGCAGGTGGAGAAGATTATTCTCTTTATATGTGGATTAGTACTCCCATCGTTGAAATCAGCGAGAATGTATAGTTCAAATCGTTAGCATACGACAAGAATGGCACTTAGGTGCATTGTAAATAATAATGCTAGTCCCAGTAACCGGGGCGAGGTCCATTAAATGGTCCTTAAAGGCGGGTTTTTAACCCATCCTTATATTTTGTAAACTAGAAGTTTTTATTCGGATGGGTTCGCCCATACGAGGAATTTTTATTCTAGGTTACAATTTATTCATAGGAAGTCTTTAAAAATGTATA